TGGCTTGGGCTGATACAGGAACGTCAGACGTAAAACTTACGTGGACAAGTACTGGCGCTACAAGTGCTGGTGAAATTAGAGTTACAGTTTTGTATCAACAAAATAATAACTTAAGTTAATAAAATAATGTGAGCTCCTTCGGGAGCTCACGATTAAGGAATAAAAATATGAGTTATAGCGGAATGGCAACGCCAGTAAAACAATTCTATACAGAAGCTAGTTCTACTTTAAGAACTGCAACAGGAGGATCTACTGTTGTTGGTGCAATTTGTATGCTTAAAGGTGTTACAATAAATCCCGGTGCAGCAAATTGTCAGGTAAAAATTTATGACGGCTCTACAACAGGTGGAACTTTAATATATCAATTTACAGGTGGAAGTGCAGCTGGAGATATGTATCAAGAATATATCGCAGCAACTGGAATTAAATGTAATTCTGGTATGTATATTGAATTAGTTGCAGCCGGCGGTGCAATCGGAGCAACAACTTCTGTACAAGTAATCTGGCAGTAGGAGGTCAAACATGGCGACGTCTGATTCGGTAAGTTTTGATTTATCGATCGAAGAATTAATTGAAGATGCATTTGAACGATGTGGTGGTCAAGGTCGTTCAGGATACGATATTAAGAGCGCTAGACGTTCTTTAAATATTTTATTGTCTGAATGGGGCAATAGAGGTTTGCATTTTTGGGAAGTAGCTAACGCAAGTGTTAAATTAAACGAAGGTCAAAACGTTTATAGAATATATAAAAATTCTACAGCTAGAGATAGTGTAACCACTAATCCGGCTAAAATAGGAGATAGTGCAGATTTTTTATATAATGCTACAGATATTTTAGAAGTAGTATATAGAAATGCTTTAACTACTCCTACAGATGTATCAATGAGTAAAATTGATAGGTCTACTTATCAAGCATTAGCTAATAAAGATTCTAAAGGAACTCCTTCTCAATATTTCATTCAAAGATTCAGAGAATATACAGACATTACAATTTATTTAGCTCCAAGTTCAAGTACAAATAAATATTTAAATTTTTATTATATTAAAAGAATTCAAGATTCTGGAGTCTATAAAAATAATCCAGATGCTCCATATAGATTTTTACCAGCTATGACTTCAGGTTTAGCTTTTTTTTTAAGTCAAAAAATTTCTCCGGATAGAACACAAGCATTAAAATTATATTACGAAGATGAATTAGCAAGAGCTTTAGCTGAAGATGGATCACCTTCAAGTTCTTATATAACACCAAAAACTTATTATCCATCAGTTAGTTAATTATGCCAAAATTTGCCTCAGGAAAACATGCTATATCAATTTCAGATAGAAGTGGTTTAAGATTTCCTTATCGTGAAATGGTTAAAGAATGGAATGGTATGTGGGTTCATTATACAGAATATGAATCTAAACAACCACAATTGGAACTAGCGGTTATTGGTCCTGATGGAATTGGATTAGAGCATCCAAGACCAGAATCTAGAGCCACACCTAAAGTTCCAGTAATGCTTCCTGAAAATCCTTTTGAAACTTATTTAGCAGGTGATGGATTAATTTTTGTTCATTCACCTAATCATAGAAGAAATGATGCGACTACTGTTAGATTTAGAGGAACACCTCAAGTTTCTTCAATAACAAATAAGTTTTCAAATTGTAAAGATATTGATGGAATTGCTGGTTCTACTATTTGTGATTCAGCTGGATATGTAATTGATGTAGGAAAAGGAATGCCATTAAGACAAACTACATTAGTTGATGCATTAGATATTAGTCAAACTACTGGAATTAAATTAACTGACTCTACAAATTTTTCAGCTGTTACAACAAACACTCTTTTACCTCAGGCAATTTTGGTTGACAGTGAACTTATAAGATATACAACTATAGCATCCGATGATTCATTAGGACAAGTGAGTCCAGAAGCAACTGCTATTAATCCAAATGTTGTGACTAGAGGAGCTTATGGTACAACTAAAGCAGTTCATTTAGTAGGGGCTACAGTTACATTAATAGAGGATCCTGATAATTATTTTCAGTTTACTCAAGGAACTAATGCTACAGTCGGAGGAATTGAAGGAGGTGGGTTTCCAGTTTCAGCTGGACCTGTTACTATTACACCATGACATACGATGAATTAGTTACAAAAATTAGAAGTTATACGGAGGTAGATGATACTGTATTTACATCAACTATTGTAAATGGGTTTATAGAAGATGCTGAATTTAGGATCATGACAGATGTTGATTTAGATGTTTTCAGAAGAAATGATTACTCTACATTAACAGTAGGAAATGAATTTTTAACCCTTCCAACAGGTATTTTATTGATTAGATGGCTAGAAACATACAGTTCTAGCACAGGGGCTAGAAGTACTTTGATGCAAAAAGATGTCTCTTTTATAGATGAATATACTGCTAATAGAACAACTACAGGCACACCTTTATTTTATGCCTATTGGAATGAAACAAAATTGTTATTGGGTCCAACACCAGACGTAGCCTTGAATGTTGAGTGCGCTTATGTTAAAAGACCTAACACAACAGATGGAACTAAACTAGATTCATCTAACACAACTACGTATTTAAGCATGAATGCTCCTAATACGCTCTTGTATGCTTGTCTTGTCGAAGCATACTCTTTTCTAAAAGATAAAGACATGCTAGCAACATACGAAGGTCGGTACGCACAATCCTTAAGAGGATTAGGTATCGAGCAACAAGGTAGAAGAAGAAGAGACGAATATGTGGACGGAGAAATTAGACAAAAACTAAGATCTGTTCCACCTAGTCCATAATTATAAGGAGATAAAAAATGGCAAATACGGTAATGACTAGTTTTAAATCAGAACTGCTTCAAGGTATTCACGACTTTGAAACCGGAGCAGGCGGAGACGCATTTAAATTAGCTTTGTATACAAGTTCATATACAGGAAATGTTGCAGGAACTACAATCTATACTACAGGTAATGAAGTTGGTGACAGTGGAAGTTATGCCGCTGGTGGTGGAACTTTAGCTAACCAAGCAGTATCAGTAGATGGTACAACTGCGATCGTTGACTTTGATGATCTTTCTTTCACGAGTGCTACGATCACTGCAAGATATGCATTGATTTATAACGACGATGAAGGTGACAAGGCAGTTTGTGTTCTAGATTTTGGAACCGATCAAACTTCCACTAGCGGAACATTTACAATTCAGTTCCCATCAGCTGGTGCAAGTACTGCTATTATAAGAGTAGCATAGGAGATTAAATGGCTTTTAAAACAGACGATCGAGTAAAAGAAACCTCGACGACAGTTGGTACAATTGATTTTGTATTAGCTGGTGCAGTTACAGGTTTCATAACTTTTAATGCTGGGGTTGGTACTACCAATACCACTTACTATACTATTGTCGGAGAAGATATTCCGGCAGAATGGGAAGTAGGAATTGGTACTTATACTAATGGAACAACTACACTATCAAGAGATACCGTAATTGGTAGTAGCAATGGTGGTTCCAAAACTGATTTTTCATCTGGCACTAAAATAGTTTTTGTTTCGTTACCATCAGAAAAAGCTTTAATGAAAGATAATTCTGGTAATATAGTTTTTGGCGACGCTAGTGATCCTGGCTTAGCTACAAAGGGCTTCGCAATTGCTGTAGGAATTGCATTATAAGGAGTAAAACATGGCGCAAAATTTTCGCAGATATACAGAAAACAATGTTGGAACAGTTGCTGTTGACATTCCAAATGGGTCTGACTTTGATAGTTATGACACACTTGTAGGAATTTCTTTATCAAATGTAGCCACTTCTGCTGTTAATGTAGATTGTTATATTAACGATGGAAGTAACGATATCTATCTTGTGAAGGAAGCACCCATCCCAGTGGGCAGTTCTTTACAGGTTTTAGACGGCGGGGCTAAAGTAGTTGTTCAATCAGGAGACAGACTGTATGTCAAAAGTGATACCGCTTCATCGATAGATGTATGGGTAAGTGCGGTTGATGCTATTAGTACTTAAGGAGATACAAATTGGCTTATATTGGAAACAGTCCTGCTGAAGCATATATCAGCATATCATCACAGACATTCACGACCATTAATGGTACGGGATACACTCTAAGTTCGAGCGTAACGAACTCAGAAGATATTGCATTATTTTTAAATAATGT